ATTTCATTGTGCACTTCAAAGAACTTTTTGCCTTAGATGGTAAAGATGCAGACTTTAGTGACAATGATTTACAACGCAGAAACACGGTAGCACATCTTCTTTCGGATTGGGGATTAATCACTATTCTAAATCCTGAGATTCATGAAGATAAAGCACCACTAAATCAGATTAAAGTAATTGCGTTCAAAGAAAAAACTGAATGGGAACTCGTTCAGAAATATAACATTGGTCGTAAAAAATAATTGACTTTCTTCTAAAAGTATAGTATAAATAAAAGGTGCCATGCTTCGGATGGCACCTTTTTAACACTCGCTTAATAGGAGCAAAATATGAAATTTGATACAACAAGTTTACCGCACATCGACCGTTATTTTGTTGGCGCTGATCGTGTCATGAAAAGGTTGGCAGATATTGCTGATCAATCGACGCTGATGGTGCCAGTTAAATATCCCCCATACAACATCAAGAAAATCGATGAAACTCGATACGTAATCGAACTGGCAGTTGCTGGTTTCGGTAAGTCAGAGATTGATATTGAATTGCAAGAAGGCAAGTTGTCCATCCAAGGAAAGTGCGACTCGCCTGAATCCACTGAATATCTCTGGAAGGGGATTGCTGAGCGAGGATTCAAGCGCGAATTCACTCTCGCTGACAATGTTGAAGTAAAGAGTTCCTCTCTGGTAAATGGTATGCTAAAGATCTTTCTTGAGGCATTTATTCCAGAAGAAAAGAAAGCAAAGAAAATCGACATCACTGATGAGGATAGTGAATATCCATCACAAGCTGCCGAATTCTTAGCAGAAGGTAAGACTAAGTAATTAAATGTGGTGGGTGGGATTAATTCTCACCCACCATTAACAATGAAGGTGATAATATGTGATGTTAAATTTGACTGAACCTCTTCCTTGGAATCTAACGCATCACAGGTACTGTGTTGTTGGTGTTGCAAGATCTGGAACACAACTTACTGAAGCACTACTTAACTATTCTATTGGTAAAAAGTTTGAAGGTGTTGTGACACTTGAAGATTTCATGAACTTTAATACTGCTTATTTTGCCAATCTCGACATAGATGAAAATAACAAACTGTCATTTAACATGGTTACTGATGGTGACGGTAAACTAAAAATGGCTGCCAATAGAAATGTCGAACAACTTCCTGCGTTAGGAAAAGATTGGATCGATAAGGTATCGCGAGCAGACCCAACGCAACCATTGACATGTCGTATATTCTTAGATGATAGATTGACGTTTATTTCTCTTGTTGATGGTCTGGAGTTTCTAAAGAAACAGAATTTTAAATTTGTATATGTTAATCGTAACTTCGAACATAAGATTCTTAGTTCTTACTTTGCTAAGAAAACTATGATTTTCAGAAGTGGAAAAAACTCTGCTGTGTTAGACGTGGATATTCCAGAATTAAAGACGATGATCCTTGGTCGTTATCTTATGGAAGAACACAATAAGAGAGTCATGACTAATATTGTCGGCAGTCATATTGTTGTGGAATATGATGAATTGACTTCGATGGCAGCACACTTAGATGAAACTGAGAAGAAACTGGCATTCGGAATCTTTAATGAAAAACAATTACCTCTCGATCCATACGAACAAATTGCAAATACTGACGAGGTGAAAGAAGTTTTTGCAACTTTTTACCCGAACATGGTAAATCTATCCTCTCAATTACTAGGAGCAAATCGATAATGATTGCTCCTTTCTCGACTAAATAACAACATGAAGGTGAATACATGAGTAATATTAGATGTGTGAAGTTAATCAGTGGTGATGAAATTATCGCTGATATCGATGAGACAATTGATGGTCTTGTCATTCTAAAGAAACCTATGCAGATTATGATGATTCCTAATCAGAATAATCAATTTGGTATAGGTCTAGCACCATTCTGCCCTTACGCGAAGGATGACGTTGTTCCTTTGCGTTCTGGTGCAGTTATCACAGTTTTTGAACCAGAGACTGGCATGCTAAACGAGTATAATACTCGCTACGGTTCAGGTCTGGTTGTTCCAGAAAGTAAAATTATCATATGAAACCATTAATTGCTCTTGCATTATTCCTGATTCCAGGGACAGCATTCGCTTCCCCCTGTGATCAGTTCTATCCGAACGGTAAAGAAATCGTAGTACCAAATACCAAAGTTCTCTGTAACTCGTTCTTCGCAGTCGTGTATGATGACGATCGTAATGCAAATATTTTCTCAACTGAGATTGCGCAGGAACGAGTAAAGAAAACTCCACGCACTGACGATTTCCGTGCCGACAAGCGCATCGCTGACTCCCCGACACCTGCTGATTATACCAATTCAGGATATGACCGTGGACACATGGTTCCTGCAGCAAACGCAGATGATCCAAAGGAGATGTCAGATACGTTCTTCATGACAAACATGACACCACAATTGCCATCGGTGAATCGGGTAGCATGGAAAAATCTAGAGGAACGTATTCGTTCTGTCCCTTTCAAGTGGGTAGTAACTGGTGCACATTACTCTGCAACACCCAAAGTAATTGGCAAGAACAAGGTTCCAGTCCCAGACTTTCTTTACAAGGTTGCATTCTTCGAGAGTGGAAACGTTGCAGTCTATATCGTAGACAATCTAGTTCCCAAGTCACAGGTTTCAACCATGAAACTGGAAGAACTCGAAGCGAAGTTAGGATATAAGTTACGATAAATCCCTTTACTTTTGTTATGTTTTATAGTATAGTAGTATTTGATTGATGAGGGATTTATATGAAATTTTATACATGCGCACACCAGTATGGTTCCAAGGTTCTTGTCCGTGGAGTACATAACGGTGTGCGCTTCACCAAACGAGATGACTTCAGTCCCACCCTGTTTGTAAAATCTAAGGGTGGCGCAGAAACACAATACAAGTCTCTGTATGGAGAAAACCTCCAACCGATTGACTTTGAAGATAACAATTCTGCCAAGCAGTTTGTTCAGACATATGGTCAAGCAGAGAATTCTGAGATCTTTGGACAGACCAACTATGGTTACCAATATATTACAAAAAAGTATCCTGGAGAAATTCAGTGGGATATGTCTCAACTTAATATCCAGACTGTCGATATTGAGACTTCAGCAGAGCATGGGTTTCCTGATGTAAACAATCCGATAGAAGAAGTTCTCCTGATCACGGTCAAGAATCTTATCACTCGACAGATTGTCACCTTCGGGTGTGGTGAGTTTGATGACCAGAACTCTGAGATTGTGCAGACCCTGAGGCATGCTGGCAACAAGTTTCTCTATGTAAACTGTGATAATGAACGCGACTTACTAGAAACCTTTCTGCGTTTCTATTCTGATGATCATCCAGATATTATTACAGGTTGGAACTGTGAACTGTTCGACATTGCGTATCTAATCTCTCGGATAGATCGTCTGTTCTGCACTGAAGAAGATACAACCATGCGCAAGAAGTTCTCGCCATGGGGTCTGGTTCGTCGTAAGAATTTGACAATCATGGGTCGCGAACATATCTCATATGATATTACTGGCGTTGCAGTTATAGATTATCTCGATCTCTATAAGAAGTTTACGTATACTCGACAAGAAAGTTACAAGTTGGATCACATTGCCAAGGAAGAACTTGGTAAGAAAAAACTTGAGCATCCGTATGAAACATTCCGTGAGTTCTATACAAAAGACTGGACACGGTTCGTAGAGTATAACATCATCGACGTTGAGATCGTTGACGAACTTGAGCGCAAGATGAAACTGATTGAACTTGTGCTTACGATGGCATACGATGCTAAGTGTAATTATACGGATGTGTTCTCACAGGTTCGCACGTGGGATTGTATCATTTACAACCACTTACATGATCAAAATATTCAGATCCCCCAGAAGAAAGAAAACAGGGGTAGGACTATTGAGGGTGCGTATGTGCAAGAACCAAAACCAGGAAGGTATGACTGGGTTGTTTCCTTTGATGCTACATCGCTGTATCCATCTATTATCATGCAGTATAACCAATCACCAGAGACTTTCGTTCAGGGTGTTGTAAAAGACACAACGGTGAAGGGATTACTTGGGCATAGTTATGACCTCGAGAATCTTAAACAAGATGATGTTTGTATGACTGCCAATGGTTATTGCTATACTCGTAAAAAGATGGGAATGTTTCCTGAGATTGTTCAGAAGTTCTTTGATGATCGACAACGCTACAAGAAACTAATGATCATTGCTCAGAAAGAATACGAGGAAACCAAAAATCCTAAACTAAAGAACGACATCTCGAAGTATAATAACTTTCAGATGGCAAGAAAGATTCAGTTGAACTCACTGTTCGGTGCGTTGGCGAATGAATATTTCCGTTACTATGATGCTCGTATTGCCGAGGGCATCACTACCACTGGTCAGTATATTATTCAGGAAGTAGGTAAGGCACTTGACGTCTATCTTAACAAGGTCGTAGGAACAAATGGACACAACTACTCTTTCTACAGTGATACTGATTCTTGCTATATTTCCTTGGACCCTCTTGTTCGTAAGTTTTATGGCAATCTATCACGTGATAAACTCATTGACGTTCTCGATAAAATCTGCGAGGAGAAAATCACAGAGGCAATCAACAAGAGTTGCGATGGACTTGCGGACTACACGAATGCATTTCAAAAGAAAATTGTATTCAAACGTGAGGCAATCGCAGAACGTGGTCTCTGGGTTGCAAAGAAAAGGTATGCACTCAACGTCTACGATAATGAAGGTGTCCGATACAAAGACCCGAAACTTAAAGTCATGGGTCTTGAGATTGTTCGTTCCTCGACTCCAGCACCTGTTCGCGAAAGTCTCAAAGAAGCAGTGAGACTATCATTGACTGCCGATGAAGTAACTCTACAGAAGTTTATCGAACACACTCGTGGGTTGTTCAATAAAATGGAACCTGAAGATATTGCTTTCCCGCGAAGCGTCAACGGTCTTGCTAAGTATACATCAAGAGCAGACATATATGGCAAAGGAACACCGATGCATGTTCGTGGTGCTTTGATGTATAATCACCTACTCGAGAAGCACAATCTTGGTATGAAGTATGAAGCAATTCAAGAAGGCGAGAAGATTAAGTTCCTATACTTGAAGGAACCAAATACTATTCGCGAAAATTGTATTGGTTTTATTGGTAAAATACCAAAAGAGCTTGACATACATAGATATGTAGATTATAATACAATGTTCAATAAGAGTTTTCTGGAACCATTAAAACAAATTGTAGAAGGCATTGGTTGGAATACAGAACCAGTTGCCACGCTAGAGAGTATGTTTGGATGAAACCAGCAAAACACATTATTGGACTAATCACTCGTAGGGATGTAGATGCTATACATGAAGCAGTAAGTTATCTACCAGAGTCCGGAAAGATCGTAGAGGTCGGAGCATGGGTAGGCAAGAGTACAATCGCTTTTGCTGAAGCATGCAAGAAACAGAATAAAAAATATAGTATCCACACCATTGATAGATTTTGTGGTGGAAATATTTTGCGGTATTATGCTGATATTGTTTTGAATCCAGATTTTCCTGGTATGTTGATGCAAAATTTCGGCGTAACATTAGAACAATATCTAGATTACGCATGTAAACCAAATAGAGTTAAGTATTTTGTGAACAATTTTATCTTATCCCCCGAAGAACATTATGAACATTTTCTAACGAACGTTTCTCCATGGGATAATATAACACATGAGCGAATAGAATTTGATGTTGATACGTATGCGTTTGACGAGCAAATAAATCTAATGTTTTATGATGGTGATCACACATATGATGCGACATATTCTGCTTTGAATTATTGGAATAAACGATTGGTCGCAGGTGGCATATTGTGTTGTCATGATTATGAACCAGTATATGAGGGTGCGATGAAAGCAATTCAACAGTTTGCTCAAGAAAATGACAAGGAATTAATTGTCCCGAAAAAATCAACAGTAGTTATAATTAAAGACAAGGATTGAAAATGAATGCATTAATCGATAAAATTAAAAAGAACAGCACCATTAAGGAGACCAACGTTCTCTCTAAGAGTAAGTTGTTCAGTACCAAGGATCTGATCCAGACATCAGTTCCTGCGTTGAATGTTGCCTTGTCTGGTAAACTGGATGGTGGTCTGACTCCAGGATTGACTGTCTTTGCTGGTCCATCGAAGCACTTCAAGACTGCGTTCGCGATGATGCTAGTCAAGAGTTTCCAGACAAAGTATCCTGATGGTGTCATTCTGTTCTATGACTCTGAGTTTGGTGCACCGCAATCATACTTTGAGAACTTTGGTATTAATACTGACATGGTTATTCACACACCAATCACTGACATTGAACAGTTGAAGCATGATGTGATGCAGCAGATTAATCAGTTCGAACGTGCCGATAATGTTATGATTGTTGTTGACTCTGTTGGTAACTTGGCATCTAAGAAGGAAGTCGACGATGCTCTCGATGGTAAGTCGGTCGCAGATATGACTCGCGCCAAGCAGATGAAGTCTTTGTTCCGTATGATTACACCACATCTTACCATCAAGGACATTCCTATGGTAGTTGTCAATCATACTTACATGGAAATCGGTATGTTTCCCAAGGCAATCGTGTCGGGCGGAACTGGTATCTATTACTCTGCTGATAACATCTTCATTATTGGTCGCCAACAAGAGAAGCAAGGCACCGAGGTGGTTGGTTACAACTTTATCATCAACGTCGAGAAGTCTCGTTACGTTCGTGAGAAATCTAAGATTCCGATTGAAGTTACCTTTGAAGGTGGTATTAGTAAGTGGTCTGGACTACTAGACATTGCACTGGAATCTGGGCACGTTACTAAACCTTCTAATGGTTGGTATCAAAAGACTGGTGAAGAAAAGAAGCATCGTCTGAATGATACATACACTAAGGAATTCTGGATGCCTGTTCTGACCGACCCAACGTTCGGCGAGTGGATTGAAAATCGTTATCGTATGGGTAATGGACAAATGATGGAGGGTGACAATGTGGACATTTCTGATGAAGATATTTCAGAAGAATACGAAAATCAAGATATGTGATCAATGTGGGGTCGTTCTGAAAAAGAATGACCCTGCCATGTGTCTTCATGGTATTGAAGAGGGTCTCGAGTATGAGATGTTTGTGTGCGAACCATGTTGCATTAGAATCGCAAATGAATATGATGAGATAGAGGATTTAAAAATTGCAGAAGATCGAGACGATTATCCTGAGTAAGTTGTTTTCTGATGAAGACTATGCTCGCAAGGTAATTCCATTCATAACACCAGAATATTTCCATGATACATCCGAGCGCAAGATTTTCAATTATGCCAGAGATTTTATCGAGAAGTATAATTCACTGCCAACAGTTGAAGCAATTGAAATCGCAGTGCAGAATGACCGTGGCATCAACGAAAATGAATTTAAAAACATCAATGAGAAACTGACACATCTAGATGATTCTCTTGATGTAAATGGTAAGTGGTTGCTCGAAGAAACTGAGAAGTTCTGTAAGGACAAGGCAGTTTATAATGCAATCATGCAATCTATTCAGATTATCGATGGTGATGATAAGCAACACACTCAAGATGGTATTCCGTCCATTCTTCAGGATGCATTGAGTGTTTGCTTCGACAATAACGTTGGGCATGATTACCTTGACAATTCGGAATCACGATATGACTTCTATCACCGTGTTGAAAACAAGTTACCCTTCGATCTTGACATGTTCAACAAGATTACCAATGGTGGTCTGCCAAACAAGACACTAAACATTGCGCTTGCTGGTACTGGTGTTGGTAAGTCTTTGTTCATGTGCCACATGGCAGCAGGTGCGCTGGGTCAGGGCAAGAACGTTCTGTATATCACCATGGAAATGGCAGAAGAACGTATCGCTGAACGTATCGATGCCAACTTGATGAACGTTAATATCCAGGATCTTAAAGATCTGTCAAAGTCCATGTTCGACAATCGTATCGATAAAATTAAGAAAAAGACTGAGGGTAAGTTGATCATCAAGGAGTATCCAACTGCCAGTGCGCATGTCGGTCACTTCAAAGCATTGCTAAACGAACTGCAACTGAAGCGCAACTTTAGTCCAGATATTATCTTCGTTGACTATCTTAATATCTGTGCATCCAGTCGGTTCAAGGCAGGAGCAGGTGTTAACTCTTATACATATGTTAAGGCGATTGCTGAAGAACTTCGTGGGTTCGCAGTTGAGTTTGATTTACCTGTTGTTTCTGCCACTCAAACTACTCGTGGTGGATATGCGAACAGTGATGTGGATCTAACTGATACTTCGGAATCGTTCGGTCTGCCTGCGACTGCCGATTTAATGTTTGCTTTAATCTCGACTGAAGAACTTGAGAACATGGGTCAACTTATGGTTAAGCAGTTGAAGAATCGGTATAATGACCCTGCTATAAATAAAAGGTTCATGGTTGGTATTGACCGTGGGAAAATGAAACTGTTCGATCTAGAGTTGTCTGCTCAACAAGGTATCACCGATTCAGGACAAGATGCTGTTCCTGTTTTTGAGCGGACTCCATCTGGATCTCGTACGAGGGAGTTGTCTAAATTTGACTTCTAATTTTATAGAACTGTATCCGAACGTATTGACTGCCGAGGAATGTGCCGAGGCATGCGATCGAATCGATGATATCATTTCGCGCCCAGATCCTGGGAA